CTGGACCGACTGGACCGACTGGACCGGCTGGACCGGCTGGACCGGCTGGACCGGCTGGACCTTCGCTGGCTTCACTACCAACTCCTGAGTCAACAATCTTCAAAAGAAGATCAAGAATACGACCCTTGTCAAGACGAGAGCGTTTCATTTCATCTTCAATCTCTCTGCGTAGTTGCAATGGATTCATTTTAATATATATAAAAGCAACATTATCTTTATACCAAATGATCATCATAGGTCCGCATCTCCTGACTGGTATTGGTCAACATGCAAGCAAGTATGTTGAGTTGTTTCCTGGTACTAAATATTATCAAATAACAGACGATCTCCCTGAATCTGAAAATGCTTTGGTATTTCTATTACCGATCGGGTGTCATCTTGAAAGGCTTCCATACATTCGAAATAAAGTCAAAAATCTGGCGTGTATGACCGTGTGTGAGACTGAAACTGTTCACGAAGATTATGGTCTTTTAATGAAAGAATTCAAAAAGGTTGCCGTTCCAAGCGAGTTTTGTAAGAGGGTACTCTCGAAACAGTTTCCGACCAATGAATTTTATATTATTCATGTGCATATACCGGAACCACCACCGAAACCGTATGTATTTTATCACATAGGAAATATACTCGATCCACGAAAGAATTTTAAATTCATATTAGAATCATTCATTCGACTAAATAATCCAAATACAAGATTACTTGTAAAAGCTACATGTAAACAGGATATACAGTTGAATATACCAAATGTTGAATTGATAAATGGTCTTATTTCAGATGAAGAAATGAATAAAATACACGATCGGGCGGACTGTTACGTGAGTTTTTCTTCGTCGGAAGGAGTTGGAATGGGTGCAGTTGAGGCAGCGATGCGAAACAAACCCGTGATTATAACAAACTATGGCGGTGCGCCAGAATATATTAAAACACCGTATACTATTGAATGTGGTGTTCAGGAGTTACCCGATGATGATTTCTTATTCAAAAAAGGGATGATATGGGGTAAACCAAATCCTGGTCAACTTTTGGAATTCATGAAAGATGTGAGTGACAAAAATGTACGCCACATGGATCACGAACATACCAAAAAACTAGTTTCAGCAACCAGTGTATCACATGAATTCTTCGTGAATATAATTGGTGCCAAGAACAACGATACCGAGAATGATGGTGTGACTCATTAAAGATCCCCTTTCGGCGATCAAGGCCATGACAATATCATCCAAAATTTTAACACCGGTCGGTTTTTTGATTATGCGGGGGATGAGTGTGGCAATAGTCAAATACAAAGCCATCGCTATGATTACAGGTCTAAGATTCTCCTGATCTAAAAGCATTGTTTATAATACTATTGGATTTTAATTCCGTCAAGCTTGCTTAGTAGATCATTTACGTTTACTTTACTTCCGATACTCGTGGAAGACACCCGATGTTTTTTACAATAATCACCGCACACAGCCTTGAATCGACACGGCTTGCCAGCCATTGTGATCGCACAACATATTTTGTGATTTGTTCGCTGTTCGGGAGTGTTCGCCTTTGGTGGTGCATCAAGAACCACGATGGCTTTTTTCTTTTTTGTATTATCGTGTTTGATATAGGACATCTTACACTTCCAAGTCGCATCCGCTAAACGATAGCATTTGTCATTTGGCTCTCTGAGACGATACATTTTTGTCGCATCAGAGAGGCAGGCATTCCACATAGTATCACGAATTACTTGCATTTTTAGAGATGAATAATGTGAAGTTTGAAGACGACTTAGGTTTCACATCATTATAGATCCAGCTAATATAAGAAATATAATAAACAATATGAAGTTTAATATATGCTTTTCAGTACAAACAAGTTGTACATCATCTCTCTCTTCCATTTGTATTTCTATGACATAATCTTCATTTACCCCTAAAACAATGTGGTCATTGGGTTGTCTAACGACCACATAGTTATTCATATGGAACTATCTCATTTTTATTTTAAGCAGCCTCACCACCAATTTGAGCCAAATAGATGTCAACTTCTCCAACAAAATCTGGACATTTCTCAGAAGTTTTTCGTGTCACCATATCTTGAACATTTGTGATGTGTTCCTTAAACTTTTTGACATCTATTCCTGTTGCGTTGTGGATCTGGGATTCCGAAGCGATGTCCTTGAGTGCGTAAAAGTATGCCGCCGCGTAGTTTGCGTGAAGGATGGCTATCACAGGTGAAGCGTCCTGTTGCGCAGCGACTGCGTAACGAGCCGACTGTCTGACGAGTTTCTCAATAGCCATGTTCATACCACGTGTCTTATTTTGCATCATGAGGTAAAGTACAAATATCACAGCTATCAAATAAAGATAAGCCATCTTCTATCTATAAGGATGAAAATAAAATGGAAGTATTTATGTTATAGATGCTTGGCACCACTTGATCCATACTACAAACAGGGTGCTGGATGGGAACACAATCTTTTTGATAAGTATCTTTGTGAGACTAATTTACCATTTGAACTCAATAATGCATATCTTGTTGGTAATGTACACATGTGTAAATGTTGTTACATGGATGGACCCATAAAATTTAACCCGCGGATAGATGCTCTGAGACAAATAGGGGCAATTAAGTTTGATAGACCAAAGACGCTTGCAATTACACGAGACGAAATGAAGAAATGGGCGAACGATTTTTACAAAATTCTTGAAGAGAATAAACCTAAGTAAAGAAATGGCGCTCCAAAAGATAAAGAAAAATGGGTGAGAGTATTCAAAAACTCACTCACATTGAACATGTTCTTAAGAGACCAGATTCATACGTTGGTCCGGTGGACATCAGTTCTGAATCGTACTGGATTCTTAACAAGGCTCGTAACAAATTCGAAAAGAAAAGTATCAATTATTCACCAGCTCTGCTCAAAATATTTGACGAAATTCTTGTCAATGCAATCGACCGAAACTCTGTACATCCGAAGAGTGTTACGAGCATCTCGGCGAGGATAGACAAGGAGACCGGTGCGGTCACCATTGAAAATAATGGCCCCCTCGGTGGTATTGGTGTTCGTATGCATGAAAAGGAGGGACTTTGGAATCCCGAACTTACATTTGGACATCTACTCACAAGTACAAATTATGACGACACGAAGAAGCGCGTTGTCGGTGGTCGTAATGGCTACGGTGCTAAATTGACCAACATCTACTCATCGGAATTCTCAATCATCATCAAAGATCACGAAACAAAGCAGACATACTCACAAAAGTGGGAAAACAATATGACCGTGTGCCATCAACCAAAAATTACAAAACACAGTGGCTCAACTTCTTCGGTTTCAATCACTTTTATCCCAGATTGGAAAAGATTTGGGATGAAAAAGATGGATGCCTCAATTTACAAGATCTTTGAAAAGCGTGTTTGGGATGCAAATATCTGCACAACTCCAAGTTGTAAAATCAAACTCCAAGGAGACGTTCTTCCCAAAACATCATTTGAAGCATACGCCAAGATGCATGAGGGTATCAATGAATTGTGTACATTTACAAGTGATAGATGGACCGTGTGTATTGGACCTTCCGAAAATGGCCTCGAACAAGTGTCCTTTGTGAATGGTATCTGTACAACCAAAGGTGGTACGCATGTAGATCATGTGACATCTCATATTGCCGCAGGTATCATCGATGAGATGGCAAAGAAGATTAAATTGAGGCCACAACAGGTCAAAAATACTTTTAATATTTTTGTCAAGGCAACCCTTGAGAACCCAACCTTCTCCAGTCAGGTCAAATCTGAGTGTACCTCAAAGGCCCAAGACTTTGGCAGTAAGTTTGAAGCTTCCAAGAGTTTCATTAAAAATGCACTCAAGACTGGCATCCAAGAAGAACTCTTGGCTCTCTCAAAGTTCAAGGAGATGAAGGAACTCTCAAAGTCCGACGGCTCACGTAAATCCAAAATCACAGGTATTCCCAAGTTGGATGATGCCAACAAAGCTGGTACGGCGCATTCTGGCAAGTGTACACTCATCGTGACAGAGGGTGATTCTGCGAAAACGCTCGCGGTTGCGGGTCTCTCTGTGGTTGGTCGCGATCACTATGGTGTCTTCCCTCTTCGTGGGAAGTGTAAGAATGTCCGGGATGCATCCATCGCACAACTCACATCAAACCAGGAGTTCAACGATCTCAAGAAGATTTTGGGACTTCAACAAGGTAAGGAGTATACCAGTGTTTCCGAGCTTCGCTATGGTCGTCTCATGATTATGACGGATGCCGATAATGACGGTTCCCACATCAAAGGTCTCATTCTCAATATGATTCACTATTTCTGGCCAAGTCTTCTCAAGTTGGGTTTTGTTGTGTCTATGGTAACACCAATCATCAAAGCCTCAAAGGGTGGTCAATCCAAATCTTTCTATACGGACTCCGCGTTTCGTACTTGGTATGGGAATGGGCAACCTGGGTGGAAAATTAAGTACTACAAGGGTCTTGGTACGAGTACGAGTGCTGAGGCTCGAGATTACTTCAAGAAGATTCAAGATCTCACCGTGAAGTTTGATATGGACATAATGACGGATAAGTCAATCGTTCTCGCTTTTGATAAAAAGAAGGCGGATGACCGAAAGTCTTGGCTTCTTGAAAGTACGGCGAAAGATCCAAAAGAATTGGAAGTTCCATACGGTCACGTAAAAAACTTGAGCATCTCGAACTTTGTACACAAGGATCTTGTCAATTTCAGTTTGGCGGACTTGAAGCGTTCTATCGCACATATGGCGGATGGTCTCAAACCTTCACAACGTAAGGTCATGTATGCGTGCTTTCAAAAGAATCTCAAAGATGAAATGAAGGTCGCTCAACTGGCTGCGTATGTTGCGGAAAAGAGTGCATATCACCACGGTGAAGTATCTCTCGCAGATACAATTGTAAAGTTGGCCAACGACTACATGGGTTCAAATAACGTCAATCTTCTTGAACCATGTGGTCAATTTGGTACTCGTCTCATGGGTGGTAAGGATGCGTCTCAGACGAGGTATATCTTTACAAAGCTCACAAAAGATGCACGAAAAATCTTTGATCCGAGAGATGACCCAATTCTCAACTATTTGGATGATGATGGTCGCCCTATTGAGCCAGACTTCTACATGCCAACTTTACCAATGGTTCTTATAAATGGTACAGAAGGTATTGGTACGGGTTTCAGTTGTTATGTACCACCATTCAATCCAAAGGATATCAAGGACAATATCCAAAGAATTCTCGATGGAAAGTCTATGGTACCTATGAGACCTTGGTTTAAGGGGTTCAAGGGAAAGGTACACATGGAGGGGGATACGTGGATGATGGAGGGTGTGTGGAAGTGGTCTGGGATGAATATTACAATTACCGAATTACCCCCCGGTCGTTGGACACAAGATTACAAAGAATACCTCGACGGTCTCGTTGAAAAGAAGTTAATTGGTGGTTTCGTAAATAACTCAACGACTGAAGATGTTCATTTTGAAATCATGGATTATTCGGGAAAAGATCTCGTCAAAGATCTCAAATTACGAAAAACTTTTCATGTATCGAACATGCATCTTTTCCACCCAGTAAAGGGCATTTACAAATACTCAAGTCCAGAAGAAATCCTGAAAGACTTTGTGGAACTTCGCATTGACCACTACATCAAGAGAAAGGCTCATCTCATTAAAGTTCTTGAAACGAGAGCTACCATGTGTGGATACAAATCAAAGTTTGTCACAATGGTCATTGAGGGTGACATCGTGGTTTTCAAGCGTAAAAAACAAGACCTTGAACGACAACTTGCAGGTATTTTCCCACAAATTGCCGGAAGTCACGACTACCTACTTAATATCAAGACTGTCCAGTATACAGAGGAAAGTGTAAAGGCTCTCATCCAAGAAGCGAAGCAAACTCGCGAGGAACTTGAGATAATGAAAAAGACATCCCACATCGATATGTGGAAAATGGATATTAAAAATATGTAAGCAATAGTAGGTATGGGTGAAGCTGCGAAGATTTCACTTAAAGCTATTGGAAAGCAAGACACGTATTTGCTTTCTAAAGAACCAGACGAATCCTTCTTTAATTATGTAGAAGACAAGAGACACTCCGAATTTAGAAAATATCATAGAAGTAAACATGTAATCAATCCTGGACAAGTTGCCAATTGGCCATTTAATCAAACGATTAAAGTGCAGTTCGAACCCAAGAATATGGGTGATCTTTTAAGTAACATGTGGTTGAGTATAAAGATGCCAGCACTCAACAGTTCGTCGAATGAAAACTACGCAGATCAACTTGGTAGACACATTCTAAAGAGTATCACAATGCATGTTGATGATATAGAAGTCGAGAAAGTCTACGACGATTGGGGTATACTTTACGATGAGCTTTATTTGGAAACCAGCGAAAAGGTTGCAAATAGATTTCTTGTAAATAGAAATTTAGGATTCGATGCGTCGGAATCAAATCCAAATTATGCAAAATTTGAGTCAGATTTGGTGATACCAATTCATTTCTTTTTTTCTAGAAAATATGCGAGTGATGAATATTCTACAAATAAACCAAATAGACCATATTTTCCATTGTGTTCAATATTCAATCAAAAAATAATTTTTGAACTTGAATTTCATAAACAAACATTCTTCACAGATACCACCAAAACACTCGAACTTTCCTCGTTTGATATCATCACAGAAGAAATCACAGTCGGTGGTGAAGAACGTATCTTTATGATGAAGGAGCAGCAGATGTTACTGACAGACTTGGTGAGAAAACACCCAACAATTATTACTGATGAGGGTAAAGATGTTATACGAAATAATCTTACACCAAATATTCCAGTAAAATGTATTCATTGGTTTTTTCGAAATGTTAAATTTGAGAATGAAAACATCGCGACAGGAGATCCAGTACCTTCTGAAGATGGTGAATATCTAATGCACAATCGTTTCAACTTTTCATCAAATGTAAATTTCGATGAAACGTATTCATTCTTTGCCCCCATCATGAAATCGACAAGTTTCTATATAAATGGTAATAAAATGCCAAATATTTCAGACACTACACACACATATTATAAGTATCTAATGCCACTACAAAAAAGATTGTCAAGACCAACGAGAAACATTTATACATATAGCTTCTCGATGAATCCGGTAAATGTGGAACCATCGGGGAGCTTAGATTTTAGTCAGATACAATCTGACAAAACGGCGATTGAAGTCAAGTTGGATACGAGCCTAGTAAATGTAGACCTAGATAAATTCACGCTACATATGTATTACACGGGCTATCAAACATTTAAGTTTGAAAATGGTTTCATGTCGATTGCTTACTAAATAACGCGTCCTTATTTTCAGCAATATAATCAATGATTCGGTTCTTAATGCACCATTTGATGAAATTCAATTGAGCTAATGTCGTTTGAATTTCATGAGATGTCCCCGGGATTGTATAACCAAACTTTTGTGACCTACAAAACGGGTCAAATAGTTTTTTGCTATACCCATCTAGAGAAGACTTATACGCACAATGGACAGTAAATAATTTACCATCACCAGTTGTGTATGAAGTGTGGTTTTTCTTTGAATAATTTGTAATAAACCATTCCAAATTTCTAAGAGAAATCCCACTCGTTTTATCTAAAATTGTTAGTAGTGTAGTTTTATTCTTTTCTTCGGTGTAAAAATTGTTAATGGATGTTAGTAGAATATCACTCTTGTTCATTACTATATAATAGTATTCAATTCTATAAGCCCGTTATTACACCCCGGGCAATTCCGCACAAACATTTGTTCTGGACCGTGATTGTGTAAACTAGAACTCGATAAACTTCGCTGACATATACGTTCACCCTGCGCCTTGTGGTGACGACAATATCCATTATAAACACCCCTGAATGTACACCTATCACCAGATGATTTTGTACCTCTACAAATGGTGGATGTACAACTCTTGGGTATATCTTTTAGAAGAAGTTCTAGTGGTATCGCATGTTTTTTTGAAATCACTTCGGCGTAATCGTTGAGTGCTAGTGTCCTCTGCTCATCGACCTCTTCGTCAAACAGTTTTACAAGTTTTTCATAACGGCTCATTCTTACTTGTACTTTGCTCATAATTTTTAAATAAGTCTTCGACTGATTGTTGCTTTTTCATCCTTGACTCCTTAAGGCGACCGCGTAAAATTACGAGTGTCCCACTTTCATCCAAACCAAGACGTTTACATTCAGCGACGAGTTCATCTTTCTTCATACCACTGAGGGATGGTTCCTTCTTCGGCTTGGGGGGTTTGTGTTGATTGATGATTTCACCAAAGATTTCTTCCTTCACATTTTCATAGAGTGGATCTAGAAGATCGCAGACGGGGTTGAGGAACTTGTTAAGGAAATAATAGTGATAATCTACAGGAATACCATGCTCCTCTACATATTTTGGATCCTCGGCCTTTTCATACGCTTTAGCTTTGGGGTCTGTAGTCTTTGTGAGAATGTATGGTACCCGATCACCAGATTGTGGCTCAGACCCCGGCTTTCGTTCTCGCATTTTGGTCACAACTTGTACATGCGATTGGTTGATATTTATACTTTCAGGACTTGTTACTGATACATTTTTACCACCGACCTTGTATGTGTCTGAGAGACCTTGACTAAGAATGAGCTTTTCATTGGGTATATCCCCCGAGAGAAGCTCAATAGCTCGCTCTTTTGCCAACTCTTTGGGTGGACCAGGGTCACTCGACGTGAGAACTACATCAAGAAGTTCTTTACACACTTCCCTCATATGAGGTGTGTTATCTCTGCGAACAATTTGAAGTCCCTTGACATCAATGTAGTCCATGTGCATCTTATCATCCTTACCCTTCGTCCAAAGTTTAGCAGCGTAGCGCTTCTTACTGTAGAGGAAATACGGCCAATAAACTTTTTCAAGTTCCAAGTTATTAGGCTTCTTGAAAAGAGCGCTACACTCTTCAGCAGCTCTCTCACCTACTTCCCAACTGTACGCGATAGCATCCTCACCCTTGCGATCACCCACATCAAATTCAACCATGACTGAATCCGTGTCCCCATATCTGACCTTTGCCCCGGGAAAGTTTGCTTCTACATAGTTCTTTGTTTCCTCAATCATAGATCGACCTTTACATGTCGTCGTAGAAGCGATTGGAACACAAGGTAGGATACCTTTACCAGCTCCAGTAAAACCGTAGACCGAGTTCATTGAAATCTTATAGGCCAATTGCTTTCCATTGTAGACTTCCTTCATGAAGCCAGTCGCCGCTGCCATGTCCCGTTTAGCCTGTTTACGGAACTGTTTTAGTTCCATAAGAATATTAGGAAGAAGACTCGGTACATCTTGTGCAAACTTGTAAGTTCGGTCACCGATATTGAAAACTTCATAATTGATACCAGGTATATTTCCATACTTCTTTTCATCCATCACGTAACTTGAGTAACATAGATTGTGTGCCATCATGATAGATGGGTACAGCGCTTCAAAATCTAGAGCTGTAATCGGGGTGTAATAGGCACCCTTTTGGGCGTCCAATACCGTAGCACCTTCGTATGGCTCTTCGGGGATTGCCCCATACCGGATAGTTGGCACCATGAATCCCAACTCCCGAGCTTTCTTTGTGAGTTGCGAGAAAACTTTTATTTGCTGACCACGTTCTACGAGAAATGGAACTGGAACCCACGTAGCTTTAGCCATCTCAACTAGATTCAAAAGGGTACAGAGCTTCTTCATGAGTTTATGTGGAAGGAGTGTGTCCTTGATACAATACTCAGCAACTTCCCTCAATTTAACCGGATCCTCTTCTCTATAACGAGCGAACATTTCCTTGGGGGGCATATCAATCTTTTGGTCGCCAAGGTAAAGTTTGGATACATTATCTAATTTATAACTGTCAAGTTTGTATCCCTTCTTGATTTCATGGAACATATCAAATGTAAAACGACCAGTCATTGGAAGGAGTTTCAAGAGATTATCTCCAAGCGCACTCGATGACAGCTTTTTAATAACAAGTTCAGACTCGGTATCCTTGAGTTTACCCAAATTGAAGAATTCATAATGACAACGATTCAAACGCGCTCGTTTGTAAATGTACTCCATATCAAACCCAAAAATATTCCAACCTGTGATGATATCGACATCCTTCTTTTGAATGTATTTTTGAAAAGCTTCAAGCATTTGCCTCTCTGTATCATAACTTCGAATGTCGCAACCATCTAAATTCGAATCAGTTTGTTTGTAACACAAACATGTCTTGTCATATGGTTCGTCTGAGCCAAACTTACACAGGGAAATTGCAATCTGAAAACACGCGTCACCAACAATATCGGCGTCTGGAAATTTACCTGTAGAACTATTACATTCAATGTCTACAGAAGCCACAACAAATGGTGCAATGTCGTCACGAGCGACAGGTTTCAGTGTATTCCAATCGTTACAGAATAGATCGATATCAACATTTGCAAGATGTGAACGAATACATTTATCACCACTATCAAGCCATCCAGTTGACTGGATACCAGTGCGATGCATGAGACGAAGAACTGGATCTACATTTGATTCATAAACTTTAACGTTTCTTGTCCCAAATATACTGAAAAGATCGGGGGTTTTGTCGAGTGTCTTCCTCAGGAAAGAATCAACTAATCTTCTAGCTTGGAGGTTTTTAAAATTAAGTTTCATAAATGGAAACTCTTCATTGTTCTGGAAACCCCAGACGTCTTTTGATTTCATGACCGAATAAGAAACTAGAGAATCGCTACATTTTTCATCCAGGATTTGATATATTCGTCTTATTTTTTGGTTGTCGATATTCCCGGGAAGTTTTACAAAAAAATATGGTGTGAACGCGGTTGTAACACAGACCGATTTACCACCTTCATCCTTACCAAAAATGCTGATTAAATGCTCGTCGTCAGTATCTCGGGCCTCCCATGTTAAAGCTTGGAAGGTTACCATTATGTAATAATCGAACGAAAATTTTAATATACTATATTAGTAAAAATGTCAGCTGCTTTGATTGACCTTGTATCTAAAGGAGCCCAGGATGTGTACATCACTGGTCAGCCAGAGGTGAGCTTCTTCAGACAAAACTATAAACGCCATACAAACTTTGCGATGAAAGCCGAACGCATGGACTATATCGGCACCTTTGCCGACTCAAATGAAGTCATCATTCCCATTCGCTCCAAGGGTGATCTCTTGAGTTACGTGTGGGTCGAAAGTACCGATATTGCCAACGTCGGTACAAACGCCACTGGATTTTTTTCATCCTCGTCCACGACGCCAACCGCTTTCCAATTGTGGATTGGGGGTCAAAAAGTTTGCGAACTTGATTCTCTTTTCGTCCAGGGTGTTCACAACCCTCTTTTAAGAGACAACAGCGCTAAGGCGTCTTGTGCCATAACCACAAACGTCAAAAAGCAAAATCATTCAGGAAACTACTACATGATTCCATTTTTCTTTGGGGAAGATTGGACAAAGGCTCTCCCACTCGTGGCCTTGCAATATCACGACGTTGAAATCCGTGTGAAATGCCGCGACGGTGGATTTACACCACCAACACCACCAAAGGTTTATGCGAACTACGTTTACTTGGACACCGATGAACGCAAATTTTTCACCGATAATGAACATGAACTTTTAATTACACAAACTCAATATCAGCCAGCCAACCCTGGGGATACCGATCTCGATCTCAGTTACTTCAACCACCCAGTGAAATCTCTTCACTTGGTGTCGGGTTTAGCCACGGCCAACAATTGGGATGTTGAATTTACTTTCCAAAAGTCTTCACTTTACATTAACGGTGTCGCCCTTTTCGAAGAAACGTCAAACGTGTACCACCATAACGTGGTTCCAGAAATGCACTGCACAGATCTTCCAGACGACGTCCTTGATGACCTCCCAACCTTCACATGGCCATTCTGTCTCACTATGAGCAAAATGCAACCAACTGGTACTCTTAACTTCTCCCGCATCGATAACGCGAAATTGACCCTCGTCGGCCCAAGTGGTGGTAACGCGCTTCATCGCGTCTATGCAGTTAACTATAACATTCTTCGAATTAAGGATGGTATGGCTGGTGTCGCGTTTGGTAATTAATTTTACTTTTAACATAATTACAAAACCTTACATACGATTGGTTTAAAAATATCAATGATATGTAGGATAAGATGGATCTCGTTCCAATCAAACTTATTAAAAATCGCGATGTTCGCGATCGCCTTTTGAGGGTAAAAGGTGAGACGGCTGAGATTGACAAAAACGACTATATTGAGAGTAAGATAAACACAAGTCTCGCGGCGAGGCATCTCATGGCTATTGAAGACGCTGCTGAAATCGCGAAACAACTTCTCCAAAGCCGTGGAGTCTTTGAACAGATTGGGAAAGATATAAAAAAGGAATCCAACTATGACTTCAAGTTTGTGTGTCGTAAAACATCCAACATGACGAAA